TGGACATGGGAGTACCTGCATCATGAAATTTCGTGGGCAGTAGTACAAAGAATAATGATCGACGCTCCGGCCGTGGAAACGGGAGAGGACGTGGAGGAAATACGCATAACGGCAGATAACGCGGAGGTGCTGAAAAACCTAATAAACAACTCGTAATGGAAAAGATAACAGGGGGCTCCCTCGAATTTGAGATCACCGGAAACGCCGATAAACTGGTAAACGTTTTGGAGACGGCTAAACGAAGCATACAAGGTTTTTCCGAAACCACCACCACCGGCGGCGAGGACATGGAGAAAGCCTTTGAGAAGGCCGCCGAGACAATAGAGCAGGCGTGGAAAGACATAGATTATATGTCCGATATCCATCGCAAATCACTCGAAGAACTCGAAAAAACATACAAAGAGCTCGGCGATAGAGCCGGTGAGGCATTCATGCAAGGCACCGCCAAAGGCGACGAAGAATATCGCCGGTTAGTCCGGGAACAGGAGGAGGTCGGCAAACTAATTGACGAGAGAAAGAAACTCGTTGTTGAGATAAACGACACCGCCGATGCCCTTTCTAAAGAGGAGCAAGCCTTTAATAAGCTAAAGGAGAAAGTCGACAAGGCCGCCAACAGCAAATCAAAGCTCACAACCCAGCTGCGCAACATAACATACGAGATCGCAGAAATGGAGGAGGCCGGGCAGAGAGGGAGCGAAGCATACAAGAAGTTGACAGACGAAGCGGCCAGACTAAACAACGCCCTTCAAGACGCACGTACCCAGACCCGCATTTTATCACACGATAACGCCGGACTGCAGGGAGTAATATCGGGGGTTTCCGGAGTAACGGGAGCATTTTCCGCGGCACATGGGGCAATAGCCCTTTTTTCCGGGGAGAGCGAGAACCTTCAAAAAATCATGCTCCGGGTACAATCCCTCATGGGTATAACTATGGGGTTGCAACAGGTAGCCAACGTTTTAAACAAAGATAGTGCCTTCCAGCTCACCGTCGTGGCCAGAGCCAAAAACCTGTTGGCTGCCGCCACCACGAGGCTATCCGTGGCCCTCGGTATTTCCACGGCCGCTGCCCAAGCCCTTATGGCCACCCTCACGCTCGGCCTTTCGCTCGCCATCACGGGAGTAATAGCACTAATAGCCAAATTTTCAAGTGCCGCCCGGAAAGCCAAAAAGGAGCAGGAGGAGCTTAACAAAGCTATTTCAGAGATGGCCGGCAAGCCCACAGCATCCATTCAGAAGCTGGCCGGTGAATACAACCAGCTAACCAAAAGTATGCGAGATAAAGAGGAGTTTGTCCGCAACAATAAAAAGGCATTCGAGGAGCTGGGCTTGACCATCAACACCGTTGCAGATGCGGAGCGGTTGCTTTCTGACCCCGCGAACGTTCAAAAATTCGTCAATGCCCAACTGGCCAAAGCCAAGGCGACCGCCCAGCTGGACAAAATAATGACCAAACAGCAGGAGCTCGAGCAAAAACGACTTGAATACGAACAAATGCCTGACACCGTTAGCCAATTCGTGCAGACAAGCAGTTTTGGAGGGGGGTATTACCAGACCGTGGAAAACCTCAAAAAGGTAAAATTAAAGGAGGAAATCGACGGCCTAAATGCCGATTTGCAGTTTGGTTATTTGAAGGTAGCGCAGACCGAACAAGAGGCCGCCCAGACAATTGACGAAATAAACAGGGAGTCACGAGAAGCCATCGAGGGCTCCATTCTTTACTATCGTGAATTGATAAAAGACAAGACGGAAGCGATGGAGATACTCACGGACCCGGAGGCCATAACGGCAGCACGGAAGGAAATAGAGGACTTGCAGGCAACTTTAAATAAAATTCAAGGTACTCATACGACAGCCACAAGCACGACAGGCAAGGACCCATTTATCGAACAACTCGAAGAGCGGAAAAAGAAATACGACGAATATTTCAAATGGGTTAACAGCGGGGATGAAGTAGTTCGTAAATCAGCAAAACAGGAGTTTGCCGGACTACTCGACGAAGGAGAAAACTATCTCGAATATTTGAAGCAACAGCGGGAACAACTAACCGCCACCATAGGAGACGAAGAGGCTACCAAGCGACAGAGGGAGGAGCTCCGGAAACTAAACACGGCCATCGCCACGGAGACAAAGGACACCGTTCTCGCCCAATTTGATGCCGACCTCCAAGCCCAGCTTTCAACGGCCGAGAACGTCCTGCAAATGCTTGATATTATACAAAAGCGAAGGGATGGGCTGGGAGATGATGGGACGGAGGTAGGAACCGGAAAAACAAATATCCTTGACAAAGCACAAAAAGAAGTTTCAGAGGAAGCACGAGCGCAAACACAACAGCTTTTGGATGAATATGCAGACTATATACAGGAAAAACTGGACTTCGAGGCCGACTATTCAGAAAACGTCCTGCTACTAAACAAACAGCTCGCGGAAGCCAAAACAGACGAAGAGAGACGAATTGCCATGGCAGCTTTGGCCGGGCTTGAAACCGACCGTTTGCGTTACGCCAAGCAGACCGGCTCGAAGGAGTACGACCTGCTTGTTGAGCAATATCAATCCTTCCAGCAACGCCGGGAAGCCATCTCGAAGGATTACGACGATAAAATAGCACTCGCAACGAAAAACAACAATCAACAGCTGATAGAACGGCTAACCCAAGCAAGGGAAAAGAGTTTATCCAGCATAACACTCGAGGAATTCCAGAACACCGACGCATGGACACAGATACTCGGAAACCTTGACGACCTGACCACCGCCCAACTGACGAAACTAATCAACACGATAGAATCGCAACGGGCAACCCTCGGCATTGAACTTGACCCCGCGGACATGCAGGTGATACTCGACAAATTGGAAGTCGCCCGAGATACCGTGCAAAAAAGGAATCCCTTTATAGCACTCGCACAAGCCCTTAAAGATTATGGCAAAGAGACTGGCGAGCAAGCTAAAAAGAAAGACCTCAACCGCATATTTGAAGGCGTAGCTGGGAGTATCGAGCTGGCAAAAGGGGCGCTCGATTCAGTAGTCGACGGCCTATCCGAGATGGGCATTACCGGAGACGATGTCACCCAAAAACTACTGGGGGATATCAGCAATTTGATGGGATCGGCAGGACAGCTCGCCACCGGATTAGCCACCGGAAACCCGATGGGAATCATACAGGGGGGGATTGGCGTAATAACGAATGCCTTTAAAGTTTTCAACCAACAGGACAGGGATGCCGAGAGAGCCATCAAGAAGCACGCCGAAGCCGTCAAGAAGCTGGAAAAGGATTACAACAACCTCCAGAAAGCCGTTGAAAAAGCACTCGGGGAAGGCTATTACAAGAGCCAGCAGGCACTCATCCAAAACATGAAGAAACAGCAAATCGAGCTGCAGAAGATGAGGCAGGCCGAGGAATCGAAGAAGAAAGCCGACAAGGATAAGATCGACGAGTATAACGACTCTATCAATGAATTAGGAAATCAGATCGAAGACACAGTCGAGTCCATATCGCAAATGATCACCCAAACCAGCGCAAAGGACATGGCTCAACAGCTTGCCGATTCCATAGCCGAGGTTTTCACTTCCGGGTTTGACTCCAGTGCCGTGGCGGGAGCCATAGAGGAGGTGACAAACAACGTGATGCGGAATGCTGTCAAAAAGGCCCTAACAATGCGATTTCTCGAAGAACCGATGCAAGATGCCATTTCACAACTACAGCAATCAATGGGATTCACGAAAGATGGGCTCGGCTCCTTCGATGGACTATCAACCGAGGAACAACAGGCCTTCAAAGACAAAGTATCAGGCATCGCAAATTCATACAGCGAAGCAATGAAAATGTACGGCGACCTTTTCCGGGGGCTGGAGGACGAGTCTCCGGACGATCCCACATCACTATCCGGAGCCATCAAGGGAGCCAGCCAAGAGAGCATAAACCTATTAGCAGGGCAAACCAACGCAATGAGGATAAACCAAGTCGAGGGCAATACGATCATGCGGGAGCAACTACTCCACCTCGCCAGCATCGACAGGGGCATAGGCATATCGAATGAGTTGCTGTCCGGCATTTATAACGCCCTAAAGACGAGAGATTACGACACCCTCCGTGCGCAGGGCATAATGATGTAAAAATATGGAAAAGAACGCAAAAACAATATTAGAGCTCGCCGCCAAGACGGGGGTTTGCAGGACGGGCAGAAGGTACCTCAAAAGTACACCCAAGGACACCGACACGCTAATCAAGATATTGAAAGGCTGGCCGGAGTACCTCCAAGAACATGGCGACTTGGCCGTGAAAATACTGCGGGAAAACATGGACGCGGATATTGATCAACGACTCCGGCAATCGAACATATTTCTTGACTTCGAGGGGAAAGCAACAATTGACAATGACACGGCCGTGATGCTACTCGGAAAGAGCAACGTGAGCATCACGACAAAACCATTTGCCGTTTGCAAGATATACCTTTTCAACGACAGCATATCGGTAATCATGCCGGGGGATAACTCCATCGTGGACGTGGAGACATGGCATCATTCCTCCGCGGGCATAACAGTCAATGCCACGGCCAAAACTATCGGGAGGCAGTACGACGGCACCCAAATCATTGGAGCCGGAAGCACGACGACCGAACACCACGCCAGGGGGGAAGTATTTAACGGAAAGGAAACAAATCACATCAAAAAATAAACCATCATGGCCACAACGATAGACCAAAGCAGGATTAAATTAGTATTACCCTTGAACGAAGACAAAGGGAGTGCGACTGTATATGATTACAGCCTATTTAAGAACCACGGGAGTGTTAGCGGAACTGCCTACTTCGACGCTGCCAAGGAAGGCAACGGGGTATATTTTCCGGACGGGGCTGGTACCGTGGATATTTCGACCCTTCCCGTCAACCTGACGGGCGACTTCACGATCATGTTTTGGGCACAGACCGCCCGGCTGGGAGACAACCGCTCCGGCAACATGGCGGGGATAGTTCTTGCGACAGCAAGAGATTTACACGACGTTTGGACGGAAGTAAGGGAAAAGACGTGGGGGCATTGGGTTATTTCCAAGGCAGGAAATACCGTGAGCGTTTACCTGAACTCACGCTTGCTTAAAGCCGTCACCTTAACCGATCCTTTGACAGGAATTGCGCTCGCTCAAAACATATACGACGGGGCAAACGGATACGGAGCCATCGACGAAGTGAAAATGTACGACCTCGCCCTCACGAGAGAGGAAATACAAGAAGAGGCCAGCACGGCCGCCCGGCTCGCGTATTACATAAATAGCAAGAATTTACTCGACTGGGATATCCACGTTTCCGAAAGCAACGGGATACTCGACCGCCCGAAGATGAAATCACCCCGATCAATAAGCTGGGATGACTATCACGGCGAAGTGGTAGACCTCCGGGGTAAGAGGTTAGAGCCGAGAACCATCACCCTATCCTGCTTCATGCGAGCCAAGGGAAAGCTCGACTTCGTGAACAAGCTCAACGAGTTCCTGCAAGTATTCGATGCCGATGGAACCCAACGCCTCACGATAGACGTTCACCCCACCAAGCCACTCATTTACGAAGTTTACAACGAGGCCGGTACGGCGGTAAGAAAACGATGGAACGACGATATCATGGTGGGTACCTTCCAGCTAACCCTTAAAGAGCCTGACCCCGTCAAGAGAGTAGTAAGGTGGGCAAGCACCTCCGGAAGCCGGGTACTCAACATGAATATAACCAGTAGGCTCGCCCTTACTATTTCGTGGGGCGACGGCACTTATACAGAAGACGTGTATGGCGAGGGTGTGGCACTAACGCACACATATCCCACCGACGGGATTTATCATGCCGTCATTTTGGGAGTAATCGAAGAGATAGAAGCATTCACCACTAACGGGATTTTAGTATGGGAGAGATTATAATTAAACACCGTGAGGGAGGCGAAACAGACCTTCACGCGAAAAGCAGAGCCATACGGGTAATACGAGCGGAGCAAAGGAAGGTGCTCCTGGGGGAGGATATTTTCACGCTCACCATTCAGACACCATCACCCGTCGTTGCGGAGATAGGCGACAAGATAGACATTTTCGGAGGCACTTACACGATAAACCAACTCCCCACGATCACCAAGACCGGAACGAAATCATACGAGCAGACACTCACGTTCGAGGGAATGCAGAGCGAGCTACTGGACGTTCAATTCATACTGCCCGGCAATACCATGTACGACGATTTGACGGGGGACGCGGGCGACTTTTTGGGCATCATCGTTCAAAACGCCAACAGGGTTTACCCCGGTAAGTGGGCAGCCGGAACGGTACCCGAAAACACGGAAACAAAGACGCTATCCTTTGCCGAGAAGAACTGCCTCGCCGCCCTGCAAGAGATATGCGAGGAATGGGGTACCGAGTTTGAAATAACCATGAGCGAGAGCGGACTCCGAACCATCCATTTGAAGCAAGTGGGTGTCCAGTTCCCGTTTACATTCAAGTACGGCCGCACGGGGGGATTATACGAGCTTTCCCGTAAGAATATAAATTCAAAGAACGTGGTTACACGCCTCTACGTTTACGGGGGAAGCCGGAACCTCGGGAGATACCGGAGCGGTAAGCTTTGCCTTCCGAATAAATTAAAAAATCAATCCTACATAGAGAACGCCGAAGCGATAACCCTCTATGGCTTGAAGGAGAACGTGAAAACCTTCGATGAAATATACCCCGTCCGGTACGGCCTCGTGACCGCTCTGGGGGAAAGTAAACACACGTTCACCGACGACACCATGGACTTTGACTTGAACGAAGTAGAAGGAGAGGACACCAAATGGCTGATACCCGGTATCTCCGCAAAGGTGCGCTTCACCACCGGCAACCTTGCCGGATACGAGTTTGACCTCCACAAGTACGATCACGCCACGAAGGAGATACAAATCATCCCATTCATGGATGAAAACGGGTATAAATTTCCGAGCGAAACAAGCCCGGCGTTTCAGATGCAAATTGGAGACCAGTACCACTTCATCGACATCAACCTGCCGGATTCCTACATAGAGAACGCGGAAGAAGACCTCGAGGATTTGGCTATTAAATATTACGACCAATACAAGCAACCGCAGGTTCAATATTCGTTAAGCATTCATCCCCGATTTTTGGAGAAATACACCGGGGCCGGCATCACAAACATTTTCTCCATAGGCGACCAGATAAGCGTGCTGGACGAGGAAATCGGCGTTGATAAAACACTCCGTATCGTAGCATTCACGCGGGACGCGGTAGACCCCTTCCGTTATACCCTCACCCTCTCCGAAGCCACCTACACAAAGACGATCATAAACCGGATTATCGACGATATAGAAGATATAGAGGATATTATCATTCGAAACAACCTCGCCGATCCTTTTCGTGCACGCAGGAACTGGATGGCAGCGCAAGAACTTCTCGACAAGATATTTGACCCCGAAGGCTACTATTACAGCGAGAAGATACGCCCGCTTTCCATCGAAACAATGATGCTCCAAGTTGGAGCCAAGTCTCAACAATTCATCCTTCAAAACACACGCTTTGAGCCAAATTACGAAGGAAATCCAAACCGGATAAACATCATTGGGGGGCAGTTAATACACTACACCGTCAATGACACCATAACACCGTGGACTTTAAACAGTACCCTCGTGACCGGCCTCCAAACGAGCAAGTCATACTTCGTTTACGCCAAATGCGAAAGGCAGGGAGGGGGCGGTGTCATCATAGTTGACGAAACCCAGTACATGGTCGATCAAGACCCTAATTTTTACTACTTCGTGATCGGCCACCTTAGTAGCGTGATAACCAACCCCGACGGGAGTAATGGCGCGCGGATTCTTTCCCTTACATACGGCTCCACCACCATAAACGGACGATTCATAAAAACAGGGAGGATCGAGAGCAGCGGCGGCGGTTATACCTACTTTGACCTCGACGAGGGGATCATCGGGGGAAGGATACGCTTCCTTTCCGGGAATTCAGAAATAGACCTCGAGGACTGGACGAGGTTTATAGAGCAAGACCTTGACGACATAGACGATCTCGTCATAGACCTCGAGGATTACATTGATAACGCTTTCCACGATGGCATAATAGAGGAAGCGGAGGCCGTGGCAATAGAGAAATACTTGAACCAGATAAGGTATGAAAAAGTGTCGCTTGAAGCCAACTACAACAAACTAATTCTCAGCCCCTTGTTGACAGGTGATCCAAAAACAAACCTCCTCAATTCCAAGATTACATTTTTTGGCACGACGGAAAACCTCATCAACACCATCAATGCCGTGATAGCGGACGGGAGGGTTACGGAGAGCGAGAAGCAGAGCGTGGATGCCGTATTTAGCCAATACCGGATAGATTCCGCTGACTTTTCGGAAAAGCTGGAACTTGCCAACCAAGCAATCCAGCAAACGCTCAAAGACATTGCAGACGGAGCTGCAGACATGGCCGCCGACGCACAAGCGACCGCCAACCTCGCCAAGGCCATAACAGATAAATTTGGTACAACAATAGACGGGGGCTTGATTCAAACAGTTATTGTCCAGTTCCGGGAAGCAAACAGCGAGGTAGTGACCGCTGGAACATCAGGGATACAGGGAGCGGCAAAAGATCAACCGGCACTCTGGGCGGGTGGCAGCTATGAGGATGCAATATCAGGCGTAGCAAAAGCGATAATAAGGCACGACGGAAGCGCAAAATTTACCGATGCTGAAATAACAGGAATTATTAATGCCAACAGTGGTTCATTTTCAGGGGCATTAGCATCCCCTTTTGAGCGAACAAAAAGCACATACACAAAAGACTTTTCTAATAATTTAATTGTAACAGGCAGTACTTTTATTTTACCATGGGATCAATTAGGGTCAGGTAGATTGATAAGATTAATACAGCCAAACCCAGGGTCACCTTATTGTACGGCACCAACGGGGAAATATTTCTATGAAGATGGGGTGCAAAAAAACAAACTAACCATGCTTGGAGCAGAAATAATAGAGCTACTTGGGTACACAGATAGTCAGGGAAACTTCACTGGTTGGTTGGTTCTTAATAGAGGACTATTACACACAGTTAGTACTTGGGGGGAACCACATAGAATCGTGGCACATGGTCGTGTTAAAACAAACGATCCATTTAAGTACCATACTTTTGATGGTAGTACATTAACAGTATCAACAGGTGAATTTAATTCGAGAAAATACACCTCGATAATAATGCCAGAAGAATGGTTCGATAGCATAGATGGGTATTACGTGAAAATCATCGCCAATGGGGCGGACAGCGCATCTTTCCACACAGTAGGAAAAAACACTCACTACGCTTTTAGAGTTTACCAACATAGTCTTAATGTAGCTAATGGGACGTTAAGCCCTACTACAACATTTGACTTTTACTTTGAAATATACTCTGCCGCATGGCTATATCCTAAATCAGGGTCAGGAGGAGGAATGCCGGGAGAAGAATGGTAACCCTTAATAGAATAACAAATAAATATTACGATGAAAATAATAAGGAATAAATACATACCATTTAAAGGGTTTAGAGCAATCAATCTTTTCGGCATTCTCTTTGTGAGAGGATCAAGGCCATTAACCAACAGGACACTCAACCACGAGCGAATCCACACAGAGCAATGGAAAGAACTGCTCTGGATCGGATTCCTACTCTGGTACGTAGTAGAGTGGATCATTCGCTTATTTGCTTTCAAAGGAGCAAAACAGGCATACAGAGACATCAGCTTTGAGCGCGAGGCATACCAGCACGACACAGATATGGACTACATAAAAACCCGGAAGCGCTTCGCATTCACCCGATACATACGGGAGAAAAAAGCATGAATTATTGATAATATTTTGACTATTTACGTATTACCATAATACGTTTCTTAAATTTGTAAAACGACTAAAACAAAAGACAATGGGGATTTTATTTGGAATTGGAAATACGAAACCCACGTATCCATACGACAATTACTATGGAATAGAATGGGATGACACCGTGGCCGTTAGTAGCGCGACACGCATAGGACGGCAGGAACTGCACGCTGAGCTGCCCATCCAGAGCAGAATGAAGCGGTGCCTTTTAAATGACCTCGGGGAGGTAACGGCATACCTTGACCCCTCCGACAGCACGCAGGTAGAAGGAGAAGGGGCGGCCACACTCGACGGAAGCCAAGGACAGGTAATGGTTGAATTGCCGGAGCATTACCGGAGGTTCGAAAAGAACGGAACGAAAAACAGGTGCCTGATTAGCCTCGTTCCGCTGCCCGGCTTCCAGCATGTGCCTAAAGCATACCGCTCCGCTTACCAAGCGACCGTCGAACGGGGAGTAAATAAGCTATCGAGCGTGGTGAACACGACACCCGAATTCAGGGGATGCGGAAACCAGAGCGCATGGGATGGAACATATCGCTCGGCACTCGGCCTCCCGGCGACAGGGATATCATTAACCAATTACCGCAATTACGCCCGCAACAGGGGAGCCGCCGGGAAAAACGGAGCCGGCTGGAATTGCGACTTGTACGAATTGCAAAAAACGACCTTCTGGCTGTACGCCGTGGAGTATGCCAATTTCAACTCACAGCTGGCATTCAACGCCGCACTAACAGGTCAAGGTTATAGGCAAGGAGGCCTCGGAGATGGCGTTACAACATTAATCAGCGCCGACTGGACTGACTATAATGGTCGTTATCCATTTATACCTTGCGGCTACACAAATAGCCTCGGCAACAATACCGGAGTTGTACCATTCACCATGCCCGATGAATACGGCTCCAGCCTGACAGTAGACGTGCCATCGTACCGAGGGCTTGAAAATCCCTTTGGTCACATTTGGCATTGGACG